GATCGAGAAGCTGGCCGCCTCGATAGCCGAGTGGGGGTTCAATTCCCCGGTCGTGGTGAACAAGTCCCTGATGGTCCTCGCGGGCCACGGGCGCCTGGAAGCCGCGAAGCTGCTCAACATGGAGCGGATCCCGGTCGTTGTGGTGGAGGATCTTGCAGAACTTGACCAGGTCGCCTACTCGATCGCCGACAACAAGCTGTCGGACATGGCCGGGTGGGACATGAACCTGCTGACCGCCGAGTTGGCCGAGATCGCGAAGGAATCCTTCGAAGACCTGAAGCTCACTGGCTTCGAGCCGGACGAGATCCAGGGGCTGCTGGATGGCCTGAGCGCGGACCTTGGGGAGGCCTCGAAAGGCCCGAAGGCCGCAGAAGACGACAAGAAGGTCAGGTTCCAGGTGGGCGTGTTCGAGTTCAAGATCTCCCAGGACCGTTACCTGGCGTGGAAGCTGGCTTTGCCGGTGGAGAAGCCTGAGGAGGTGGCGGAACTGCTTCTAACCCGCCTCTTCAACGCAAGGACCGCCTCATGATCGTGCTGCTCGACTACCAGTTCACGCTTTGCCACAACTCGAAGACCCTTCCTTGGCCTCCGACCAAGGAGACTGTGCCCAGGGAGGAGTACCGGGATTGGTTGTGGCAAGCCCTCAAGCCTCACCGGGTGGTCCTGGTGACCGTGAGGTGGAACGATCTGAAGGAGATGACCCTTCAGAACATTCGGGAGAAGTGCCCTGGCTTCAAGCTGGAAGGCGCCCTCTTCAACTTCTGGAGGCTTCCCGCCCCCGAATCGAAGCGCCGGAACGTCCTGACGCACGTGATTCCGAAGTACGGCCCTGTGGGAGGTCAGTACCTGGCGATCGAGTCGAACAGGGACACCCGCGAGATGTACGCGCAGCTCGGGATCCCGGCTGTCCGCCACGACGACCCCAACCTGATGCGCTACCTGTCCGGAGAGATGGTGGCCGCAGCTGAACCTGAGCAAGGCTCGCTTCTGTGACCGAACTTGAGATCGCCCAAGTCCCTGTCGCCAATCTCGTTCCCTACCGCAACAACGCCCGAATCCATTCCGAAGCTCAGATCGAGCTGATCGCCGGATCCATCCAGCGTTTCGGCTTCCTGAACCCGGTGATCGCAAACCGAAAAACCAGGACCGTGATCGCTGGGCACGGCCGATTGATGGCCGCCAAGCAGCTCGGAATGGCTGAAGTGCCGGTGATCTTGGTGGACTCGATCAAGAACGAGCGAGCCTACATCATCGCCGACAACCGCATCGCGGAGGACTCCTTCTGGGACAACCGGATGCTGGCCGAGGCGCTGCAGGGCCTCAGCAAGGACCAGGCGGCGGCAACTGGCCTGAGCGATGCGGAATTGGCTGCCCTGGCCGATGCACTGCTCCCACAATTCGAACCGCCGCCGGCGGATGAAGGGGAGGAAGACGAAGGCGATGCCGCGGCGGAGGAGGCTCCAGGCGGGGAAAAGGAGCCCAAGGTCTACGACGTTCGAGCAACGTTGGGCGAGTACAAGGCTTCGATCCCGCGCGTGAAGTACGACCAACTGGTCCGCGACCTGCGGATCCAGTTCAACTACGACGAGGAGCTGATCCTCGCCGAAATCCAGCGGAGGCTGGGGCTGTGATCAAACTTCTCGACATCGGGGAGATCGCCCCGTCTACCTACAACCCCCGGAAGTCGGACGCCAAGCGCCTTGATTACCTCGAAATCTCCCTGCGGAAGATGGGATTCGTCCTTCCGATTGTGGCCACGGTGAAAGGCGAGATCCTGTCGGGCCACCAACGGCATTTCGTTGCCACACGGATGGGCGCGAAGAAGGTCCCGGTGCTGGTCACCAAGGACTACGACCTGGAGAAGCGGAAGGGGCTTAACATTCTGTTCAACCGGGCAACGAACGGCATGCGCCTGGTGGACACGGAAAGGAACCTAACCGAGCGTCTGACCAGTCTGAACATGGAATCCATGATGGCCGCGGTTCCGGACCTCGCGGCGGACACCGACGACTTCTTCCCGTGCATGCGCGCCGAGATGGTCCCCGCCCAGCTGCTCATCGATCGGAATCCTCCGGAGATGCTGGACGAAAACATGGTCGGCGCAGGGAAACGCCTGCTCGACCAAGGGATCGAAATGCCGATCGTGGCCGCCCGTGAATCAGGGCGGGTGGTGAACGGGCTTGGGAGAATGTTCGCCATGTTGGAGCGCGGCGACAAGGTGCTGCCGGTGGTGTGGGTCACCGAAGCGCAGGCCGGGCTCGCGCACGTGCTGCTCAACTTCCTGACCATGGATTTTGACATCCACTCCCGCTACACCAACGAACTGCGCTACAACTCGTTCCGGCGGGCGACAGGGACAAGAGACCACATCGGAGTCGGGTTCACCTTCGCGGTGAAGCCTGGCGAACGGGCGAACGCCTTCGACTACAAGTCCAAGGCCGACATCCTGAAGTGGGTCCGCGTTCATGGATCTTCGGTGGTGGACTTCGGCGCCGGCAAGATGGACGAGACGCGCATGATCCGCGCCATGGGCGTGAAGTGCTACCCCTTCGAGCCCTACCGACTGGATCCCGGAACAAGCGAGATCAATCGCGACTTGGCCGTGGAGACTGCGCGCGAATTCTTGCAAGCTGTCGGCGATGGGGTTCGGTTCTCGTCCGTGTTCATCTCCGCGGTGCTGAACTCGGTACCGTTTCGTGCGGACCGTGAGAAGGTGCTACAGATCCTGGCCGCGCTGTGCGACGAGCGAAGCATCTGCTACTCGTGCTCGATCGCCGACGACAACGGCGACTTCAAGATCCGAACTGGGCAGGTGAAAGTAGCTCAGAAGGACCGGGCCCGGACGAGCCAGTTCGAGCTGTCCTACGAGAAGAACATCACGATCGGAGAGTTCACCGGAAAGCCGAAGGTGCAGAAGTACCACTCGCTCGAGGAGTGGGACGAGCTGTTCCGTACGGCATTCCAGGAGGTGAGATCGTTCCGTCCGATGCGCGGCTACGTGGCCGCGGTGTGCCGGAAACCGTTCCCGGTGGATCCCGCCAAGTTGCGCGAGGCCTTGGAGTTCGAGTTCGAGCTTCCCTATCCTGATGGAAAGACCATGGGCCTGTCGCAAGAGGCAAAGGCCGCTTTCGGTCGTCGGCACGGAATCGAGCTCTGATGGAGCTGCTTGGCCAGAGAGCCTACGCTGCTCATCGGAAGGCAATCGGCCTTCCGGGTACAACGCATCGAGCGGTACAGCTGGCGATCGAATCCAAGCGGCTGGCGAAAAGCCTTGTCACAAAGGGCGGCAAGACCCTGATCAACCCGGCGATAGCCGACAAGGAATGGTCAGGGAACACCGACTCCACGAAACGCCCATTGGCTGCAGCTCCGAAGCTGCCAATGGGTACAAAGCCTGATCCACAGCCTGCCAGGGCAGTGGAGCGCCCGCCTGCACCCGCCCAGGGGGAAAAGACGGAGCCACAGCAGGAGAACACCCTCGCGAATGCCAGGGCCATCAACGAGGCGTTCAAGGCTCGCCTCACCAAGCTCCTGTTCGAAGAACGCCAGGGAAAGCTCGTCGACGTTGAGAAGGTGCGCATCGAGGCCTTCAAGACCCACAAGAAGATCCGCGACGCCTTTGCAAGCGCGCCGGACAGGTGGGCGGTGGAGCTAGCGGCGATGGACGACATCGCCGAGGTGAACAACTACCTGAAAACCGAGATCAACAAGATCCTGTCGGGGTTGAGTCGCGACATCTATGGCCCAAACCTCCCAAATTGACCAGGACGCCCTGGTCCGTGAGTGGTACTGCAGGGCCGTTGCAGAGGCCTGGCAGCCCGACCCGCTGATCACGGTGTCCGAATGGGCGGAACGCTATCGTGAGCTTTCTGCCATGTCTGCGGCCGAGCCTGGCCCATGGCGAAATGAAAGGACTCCATACCTGCGGGAGATTATGGACTGCCTGTCCGCAACCTCAATCGTAGAGGAGGTGGATTTCCAGAAGGCTTCCCAGGTCGGCGGTACGGAGTGCGGCAACAACTGGGTGGGGTACATCATCGACGTGGACCCCGGCCCTTCCTTGATGGTCATGCCGTCGATCGACATCGCCAAGAGGTCGAGCCGACAGCGCCTGGCACCGCTGATCTCAGAATCCGAACGCCTGCGGTTGAAGGTCCGCGAGCCACACCAGAAGCTGGGATACAACACCCTTCTGACGAAGGAGTTCCCCGGCGGAACGCTACTCCTGGCCGGCGCGAATAGCGCGGCGAACCTGCGCTCGATGCCGATCAAGAACCTATTCCTGGACGAGGTAGACGAGTTCCCGGCCGACGTCGACAACCAGGGCGACCCCGTCGAGTTGGCCAAGGCTCGAACGCGCACGTTCCCCAAACGCAAGCTGTTCCAGGTGAGTTCGCCGACGATCAAAGGCGCCTCGCGGATCGAGAAGGCCTACCTCGAAACGGACCAACGTCGATACCACGTGCCTTGCCCGCATTGCGGCTTCAAGGATCATTGGCGGTGGGAGAACTTCCGGATCCCAAAGGACGACGACGGCCACTACCTGACCGAGCAGGCGCACATGGTGTGCAAGTCGTGTGGTCGGAAGATCGAGGAGCGATTCAAGGCCTTCTGCCTCAAGAACGGGGAGTGGCGCCCGACCTGCTTGGAGAACGTGAATCCGCGCCGACGGGGATACCACATCAACACGATCTACTCGCCGCCCGGCTGGTTTTCGTGGCGTGAGATCGCCGAGAAGTGGATTGCTTCGCAGAAGGATCCGACGAAGCTCAAGGAGTTCATCAACACAATCCTTGGCGAGACATGGGAGGAAGATCCTTCCCAGATCGGAGTCGACCTGACCGGCCGCTGCGAGGAATACGGGTGCGAGGTGCCCGCCAATGTTGCGCTGATCGTGCTGACGGTCGACGTCCAAGACAATCGCCTGGAGTACCAGATCTCCGGCATCGGTCCCGGCGAAGAGTGGTATCTGATCTACGCCGACGCGATTTATGGGGACCCCGGCGCCGACAAGTTCGTATGGGAAGAACTGGACCAGGTACGAATCCGCGAGTGGACACGCTCTGACGGCTACACCATGACGCCGGCGATCACCCTGATCGACTCCGGTGGCCACCACACGAAAGCCGTCTACGACTACGTGATTCCGCGGCAGAACATCAAGTCGAAGGTGTACGCCACCAAGGGTGTCGACTTCCACAAAGACGGATCGCTGGTCAAGAAGGGCAAGGCCAAGAACGCGTCTGTCCAGCTCTACATGGTCGGAACGCACCCGCTGAAGGAGCGAATTTTCAGCCGCCTCAAGAAGATCGAGCCTCCGGAGGTTTTGGGAACACCGACCCCAGGCCTATTCCACTTCCCCAGCTGGACGACGAAGGACTGGTTCGAGCAGCTGAACTCGGAGCAGAAGGTCCCTGTAGTTGTGAAGCGCACGAATCGGATCCGCTACGAATGGGTGCAGGTACAGGCGCGAAACGAGGCGCTCGACTTGACTGTCCTCAGTTTCGTCGGCCTGCACATGCTGCAGACCTTCATCGCTCCAAGCATCTACAAGGACCTCTCCAACCTGCTGGCGGCCACCATGGGAACCGTCAAACTCCGTCGTCCGGGAGTCCGCGTGCTCTCGAAGGGTGCGTCCATCTGATTCTAAACAGATTGTAGACGCGATTTTGGGAACGTCGATCTACAGTTTATGGAATGGCGACCCCCTTCTACACGGTGGCGCAATGCCAGGAAGTCCTTACAAAGCTGCATCAGGCCAGTCTTGACTTGGCCGATGGCAAGACGGTTTCTGTCTCCGGGACTCTGGGCGGTCGATCCATCACCAGCATGGGCGCCGACGAAATCGCCAAGATGATCGAGCTGTGGTCGGGGCACCTGGCTGCGGCAGAATCCGGGCGCCGGCGCGGACCCAGAATGCGGCTGGTGACCTTCCGATGAGCCTGTTCGACACGGTCGTTTCCACCGTTCAGCAAACTTGGAACTACATCACGGCTCCCCGCGTGGAAGAACGTGCCGACAATGGCGGCGGGTACAGCGGAGGCATCCGCGGAACGCGTGGGCTGGACGATTGGACGCCAATCGGGAGTGGGCCAAATCTGGCCGCGACAAGAAACCGTCGAGACATCGTCGCACGCTCTCGCGATCTGATCCGGAATGCCCCGATCGCGCGGGGCGCGGTGCTCAAGCGTGCTGGGAAGGTGGTCGGCACGGGGATCTCCTACCATTCCCGCATCGACGCCGAAGCGTTGGGAATGAGCGATGAGGCCGCCGAGAAGTGGCAGAAGGTCGCAGAGCGCGAGTTCGGGTACATTGCCGACGAGTGCGACATCACCGCTGAAGGGAACTTCTACGAGCTGCAGTACCTGGCGTTCCTTTCGACCATGCAGTCCGGTGACGTGCTGGTTTCCTTCCCCCGCGTCAAGCGCCCCGGATGCGTCTACGAGACCAAGATCCAGCTCATCGAGGGCGATCGCGTCTGCAACCCTCCGGGAAAACCGGATACTTCCAGCCTGGTGGCGGGCGTCGAGCTCGACCAGTACGGCGCAACCGTCGCTTACCACGTTCTGAACTGCCACCCGGGCGAGTTCGTTTCGGACCCCAGGCGCTGGCAACGGATTCAGGCCGTGGCGCTGACCACTGGACGCCGGACGGCAAAACTCCTCTACTTCCGTGAGCGCCCGGGCCAGTCCCGCGGTCTCCCGATGGTCGCTCCGCTGCTCGAGCCTCTGCGGAAGCTCGACAAGTTCTCCGACTCGACCTTGATGAATGCCATCGTGTCGAGCATGTTCACCGTGTTCCTGCAGACTCCGGCCGAAGGCGCCGCGGGCCTGCCTGAGGAAGGCGAGCAAGGTGCCGACCCGTCGCCGAATGAGCGCGAGCTCCGCATGGGATCCGGGACCGTCATGGAGCTCCCACCCGGATACGAGCCCAAGTCATTCTCTCCGCAGAATCCTAACCCCAATTTCGACCCCTTCTTCCTGGCCTACGTTCGCCAGATGGGCATGGCGATCGAGACGCCGTACGAGGTCCTGCTCGGAGCATACAACTCCAGTTATTCCGCCTCTCGCGCCGCTCTGCTCGACGCTTGGACCACCTGGAAGCGAATGCGCGAATGGATCGTCGCGAACTTCAACCAGCTTTTCCTGGAAGCCTGGATGGACGAGGCTGTTTCTGTCGGTCGCATCCTGGCCCCCGGGTACTTCGAGGACCCGGCGATCCGTCGCGCATACCTCGGGTCGGAGTGGATCGGAGATGCGCCGGGATCCATCGATCCGCTGAAGGAGGCGCAAGCCGCCGACCTTCGCATCAAGTCTCGCTTGAGCACAAGGGCCGAAGAGATTGCAGCCATTTCTGGAGGGAGCTGGCCGACCAAGCTTCGCCAGATGGCACGTGAGGAGAATGAACTTCTTGCCGCGGGACTATCCCAGCCCGCTCAGCCGGGGGCGCAGAACCAGGCGCCTTCGGCTCCCCCCAAAGAGGCCGAAAATCCCGGATCTTCCGAGGACAATGGCGACAACGGGGATCCCGGGAACGACGAGGACGCCGCAGAATGAACTTCGCCGACATGAACGGCCTTTGGGCCATTCTCCCGGAAGCCCGGGACGCGATGCTGTTCAACCTCCAACAGTTCATCGAGTCCGCCACTCCAGAGCAGATCTCCGCGGTGATGGCTCGCGGGACCATGCCCACCGGGACCAAGCCTCTTCCGTACACCGTCCAGAACGGAATCGCCGTGATGCGGATCGAAGGGACCCTCACAAAGCGTCCGATGTACAGCTGGTGGGGTGGATCCGAAGGCGCGACCTACGACCAGATCGTTTCGGGGCTGGAGATCGCTCAGAAGGATCCAGCCGTTCGAGCGATCGTCACGGCGTGGGACTCTCCAGGCGGGACTGTCGATGGTGCCCAAGAGGCCGCGAACGACATCTTCGCGCTGCGCGATGCAGGCAAGCCCATGGAGGCGGTGGCGGTCGATCAGATGTGCAGCGCGGCGGAACAGTGCGGCTCCGCGATCGGAGACGTGTACGCGTCGAGTGACACCACGGACATGGGATCGATCGGCGTGCTGGCGATGCACGTTGACTACAGCGGACTGGAGCAGAAGTGGGGGATCAAACGAACCCTGCTCACTGCCGGAAAGTTCAAGGGCGTGGGCTGGGGGCCATTGTCAGATTCCGACAAGGAAATCTTGCAGGAAAGCTTGAACCACTCCTACCAGATCTTCAAGCAAACCGTCGCCCGCAACCGCGGGATCTCGATGGATGCTGTCGAGAAGATGGCCGAGGGCCGTGTCTTCAAGGGCCAGAAGGCCGTGGACGTTGGTCTCGCGCGTGGCATTGCCACCGTTGGGCAGCGTGTCGCGGCTCTCTCCCAGAAGTACGCTCCCGGACTTCAAAGGACCGTGTTCGCGGTCGCGGAACCAAACACCAACCAGAAACAGGAGAAGAGACGCATGGACAAGGAGACGCTCCAGAAGGAGCACCCCGAGCTGGCCGAAGCGTTCCGCGCCGAAGGACGCGCCGAGGGAACGAAGATCGGCGCCGAGGCCGAGCGGAAGCGCATTCAGGGTGTGATGGCGCAAGGCCAGAAGATCAAGGGCTGCGATGCCATGGTCCAGGAAATGGCCTTCGACGGGACCACCAGTCCCGAGCAGGCCACTGTCCGCCTGGTCGACGCCGTTGCCGAACGCAAGGGAGAGATCGCCGCCAAGGTCAGGGAAGAAGCTCCCAAGGCCGCCGGATCCGGTGCGGGTGCCGGCGAGGGAGGCGAAGAGCGCGCCCAGATGAGCGGCACCGACTATGGTGCCAGGATCCAGGCCGTGATCGCCGAACATGCCTCCAAGGGCAACACCATCACCACGCAGCAAGCGCTGCAGATCGTCCGGAAGGGAGCGAACTGATCCATGAATAAGATCTTCACCAAGCCGTTCAACGCTGGCGGAGCGATCGTCTCCAACAGTTTCGTGAAGTTCGGCGCTGACGACGACACGGTCGTTCAGGCTGCCGCTTCGACCGATTCCATCATGGGTGCCGTCAACATGGTCGCGAAGCCCGGTTCCGCCGCGGCATCTGGCGATCGTCTCGATGTCGAACTGTACGGCATCGTCGACATCAAGCTGGGTGGCGCCGTGACTCGCGGCGGCTTCGTTACCTCCGACGCCAACGGCCTCGGTGTGGCGGCGGCTCCTGGCGCTGGCACCAATGCCCGCATCGGCGGCATCGCGCAAGCCTCTGGCGTTGCTGGCGACATCATCCCCGTTCTTCTCACCCTCGGATCCCTGCAGGGATAAGGAGCACCTGAAACATGGGTAACAACAACCTCTACGTCGAGCGCCCCGAATACACGGGCCTGGTCATCAACTACCGGAACAAGCAGCTGATTGCCGATGACGTCATGCCCCGGCGCCAGGTGGGTTCCGAGATCTTCAAGTGGATCGAGTTCCCGAAGGCTGACCGCTTCTCCATTCCGGACACGAAGATCGGCCGGACCTCGGTCCCTAACCAGGTCGAGTTCGGTGGAACCGAGCAGGAGTCCAAGACCCAGGACTACGGCCTTGAATCGTTCGTTCCGAACAAGGAGATCGAACAGTTCTCCGAGACCTACGATCCCCTGGGCCGTGCGTCGGAGCTGACCATGGAGCTTGTCGCGCTCGGACGCGAGAAGCGCGTGGCCGACATCGTGTTCAACGCGAACACCTACGCGGCTGCGAACAAGGTCACCCTGGCCGGTGTCGACCAGTGGAGCGACTACACCAACAGCGACCCGGTCGACATCATGCTGGAGAAGCTCGACGCTCTTCTGGTTCGGCCCAACATCGCCGTTCTGGGCCGCGCCGTCTGGACCAAGCTGCGCAAGCATCCCAAGGTGGTCTCGAAGATCTTCGGTTCCTCCAGCACCACCGGTCTCGTCACGATCGAGAGGCTCGCTGAAGCCCTCGAGATGGATCGCATCATCATCGGAACTCCCTGGCTGAACACGGCCAAGAAGGGCCAGACCGCGACCTTCTCAGAGGTTTGGGGAAAGCACTGCGCGTTCCTCTACCAGTCGAACACCTCGGAGATGACCTTCGGGTTCACCGCCGAGTACAAGACGCGCCGCGTCTCGACCTTCGAGGATCCGCGCGCCGGCATCGATGGTTCGACCATTGTCCGCGTCACCGAAGCTCTCAAAGAAGTGACCCCGGCCTCTGACCTGGGATTCTTCTTCCAGAATGCGGTGGTCTAAGCCATGGCGGACGAGAAGAAGGAATCCAAGACCAAGTTCAAGGCGAACTGGGAACTTCACGGGCTTCGCAAGGAGCCTGTGGAGATCGGCCAGGTCGTGGAACTGACCGCCAAGGAAGCCGCGCCCTTCGTGGAGTGCGGCGTTCTTTCTCCGCTCGAGGGCTGAGTGGACAGGGATGCTCAGGTGAGGCGCGTCATTCGCAGGGTTGGGGCCGAGCCCATGGTCTACGGTGGCAACACCGTGGACGTGTGCCGGTTCGAGCAGGAGAAAAACGTCCAAAGCGAGGACGGTTCGAGCCTGATCGGATCCCAGCTGGCAGTGATGGCGTGCAACGCTGACGTCCCAGGACTCCAGCGCTGGTCCGACGTTACCTTTCAGGGGCAGTCCTGGAAGGTGATCGATTTCGAACGCTCCGGCGACGGCCGGGAAATCCTGATCTTCTTGGGGAACGGATGAGCAGCATTCGCCAGCAAGTGATTTCGGCGATCGTGACCGCTCTTGAGTCGGGCGCCGACAAGCCCGCCAACGTGGTCGTCGGTCGCTCGTACCGGTTCATGGGCGATCTGTCTCGCAAGCCCACGACAATCTCTGTCGTGGTCAAGCCGGGCAAGGAAAGCGTGGTGAATCACGGGACGCGCGCCGTTGTCGCGGATCGCACCACCTTCATCGTGACAGAAATCTCCGGAGCTGCAGCGGACGGCGAAAGCTGGGACGAGACCTTGGACGCTGCGGGGTGCTACGTCGTCAAGACCATGGCAGAAAGCCCGTCCCTCGGTGGATTGGTCAAGAGCATTGAGGAGCGCGAATCCGTCTGGGAAGAGGCGGAGAAAAACGAGCGCGAGACCCTTGAGAAAGGGAAACACCACATCCTTTGGGCAGTTCAGTTCTACACCAAAGCCAACAACCAGGAGAGCAGGCCGTGAAAAGAGTTCGAATTCTCACCGAAACCCACGAGCATCGTGGGCAGCCCGTGCCCAAGGGCGCGGTTATCGAAGTGGACGACCGGGACGCCGAATGGCTGATCCGTGAGAAGGTCGCCGAACCCGAAACCAAGAAGGAGGCGTAAGCCGTGGGCAACATCACTCCGAACAGCGGAAACCTCATCATTCCCAAGGGCGTCCTCGGGATCGATCTCTGGGCCGCCGGTGCGAAGACCGGCATGTTCTGGGACGCTGGCGATGCCCAGGAGTTCACGACCACCTGGTCCGTCGAAGTCGCGGAAAAGAACACCATGCGCACGGGGGCCAGTGGTCTCTACGCAAGCGCGGTAAAGTCGGCGAAGGGCGAAATCGGCATCACCTTGACCGAGTGGGCGGCTCGCAACGTCGCAATGCACGCGCTCGGAACCAGGACGGACTTGGTGCAAACTGCGTCCACTAAGACTGACACGGCTCCCGTCGGCGATCCCGCAATGCAGAAGGGCGCCAAGTGCTACATCGGATTCCGTGACGTGACTACGTTCGCGCTGAAGATGGCTCCTTCGACGGCTCTCGTGCTGGGAACCGACTACACCTTCGACGCGGCCACTGGCGAGATCACCATCCTGTCGACCTCGTCCACGTTCACCAACGGATCCAAGCTCTTGTGGTCTGGAACCGTTCCGCAGATCCAGGCGACCTCGGGCCGGAGCATCATCACTCCGCTGTCGAGCCCGATGATTCTGGCCTCCCTGCGGTACCGCTCGGCTCCTGACCAGGCGGTGGGCCAGAAGTTCGACATCTTCATTCCGAAGGTGCAGATCTACCCAGACGGGCCCGAGGAATGGCTGAAGGACGACTTCGCCGACCTCAAGCTCAAGGCCAAGCTGCTGTTCGACACGACGCAGGCGGCCGGGTACGAGTACGGCACGATCACCGAGCTGTAATCAACTGGGCCGGGAAGTTCGCTCTCCGGCCTTCCAGGAGTGAACATGGACACCGTGACGATTGGCGGGATTCTGTACCGCAAGCTGAGGGAATCGACGCTGGAACAGGATGCGGCGATCCTCAAGATTCTCGACGAGCAAGATCTCCGAGTGCTGCAGATGGCAGACGGAGAAAAGGCTGAGGCGTTCGCGCTTCGGATCATCACGGACCTGATTCTGTCCGGGAAGGCGTTCCCGATCCTGGGGTGCTTCCTGGTGCCTGACGGCGTGAAGTGGACGCAAGAGGTCGCAAAGGAAACGGCGGAGCGCCTTCGCGAGATAACCGATCCCGAAGACAAGAACAAGATCCGGAATGCTCTCGTCCCATTCCTGCATGATTTTTTCTGTGCAGGGCTGATCTCTGTCGTGATTTCCCGGAGGTTTTCCGCCCTGCTTCGGGGAATCGTAGGTCGGCCCCAAAAGACCGCGGATCCCTTGACCTTGGGCAGTGGGCGCCGCTCGTTCGGTTCGTGGCTGGCGGGGATCCTGACCGGGCGCTCCAGGTTGCGCGCTGGCCTATCCGCGAAGCCCTCTTAGCGTATCTGGATAAGACCCGGTCCGTAGCTTTGGACCAGTACCGCCATGAAGTTTTGATCTATGCCACGTTGGCTCTGTGGTCAAAGAATGCAAAGCCGCCGAAACTGCCGGAGATCCTGAATGGCCACGCCTGACATCCGCGTCAAACTGAGCCCGGAAGGGACCCAGGAAGTCCTGGCCGCCATGCGCAAGGTCATGGCGGAGGGCAAGCAGATGGAGGCCGCCACCAAGCGGTCAGCAGGTGGCGTCGGCCTCATGAACGAAGCTCTGGGGGATTTGAAAGGACTGATCCCCGCTTTGGGTATCGCGGCTGGTGTCCAGGGTTTGATTTCCATGGGGAACCAGGCGCTCGACACCGCCGATGGCATGGGAAAACTTTCGCAGAAGACGGGGATCTCGACCGAAACCATTTCCGTCTTCGGATTCGCAGCGCGCACAGCGGACGTCGAGCAGGAATCGCTCAACACGTCGCTGATCAAGTTCTCCCGGACCATGGACGAGGTCGACAGCGGTGGCAAGAAGGCCGCCGAGGCTGTCCGGCTCCTGTTCGGAGACGAGAATGCCTTGCAGGGTCTCTCCATGGACGAGCGCCTGAAGAAGGTGGTCGACGCGCTCGGAGAGATGGAGCCGGGCGCCAGAAAGACCGCGCTCTCCGTTGCGTTCTTCGGCAAGCAGGGTGCCGAAATGATCCCGCTCCTGGACGACATGGCGGGCAAGTTCGACGAGACCAAGGAGCGCGCGGAATCGTTCGGCCTGGTCGTCAGCTCCGACCTGGCCGCCGCGGCGCAAAATGCAAACGACCGCATGACGGATCTGAAGTCGGCCGCAGCCGGTGCCGCCGTCCAGTTCATGACGGGATTGGCTCCCGCCCTTGGCGACATCGCATCTGGCCTCCTGAGCGCAAAAGATGGCGCGAACGGGATGGGAGAGGGGCTGCAGGCGGTGGGGAAGTTCATCGGATGGATCGCCAAGATCGGCGCGTCGACATTCATCCTTGTCGGCGGAGCGATCGGAACCGCCGGCCGCCTGGTGTGGGATTTCGTTGCCTCTCTCGGGGCAGCGGCCAAGGCGCTCGTCAACCTGCAGAACCCGCTGAAGGCCTTTGGCGCACGTTTCCAGGAAGGGCAGGACGTCTACAACGCCAACATCATGGCGACCGTGGACCAGCTCAAAGGCGTCTGGAACCCCGCCACCAAGACGATCGAGCCGATCAAGAAGAGCGGAGGCGCAGGCGGCGAGACCGACGAAGAGAAAGCTGATCGGGAAAAAGCCGAGCGGGAGGCCAAGCGGCGTGCGGAGGAGGCGCGGAAGAAGGCGGAGGAAATCGCCAAGGCCCGCCGGGCTCTCGAAAACGCGATCCGCGAGAACGAGAACAAGCTCGCGCAGGCTCGCGCCGATGCGGAAGCGGCAGGCAACGAGAGGGCGTTCAAGCTCGGGAAAGAATCCCTCGAAACCTATTTCCAGCGCAAGACAAAGCTGCTCGAAGAGGAGTACGAACGCGAGCGGAAGTTCCTTGACAACAAAATCACCGAGCTGCAAAACCAGCAGGCGAAAACGAAGGACGAGGCGGAGCGGCGCAGGCTTGAGCAGGAAATGGAAGGGCTCAGGAGCCAGATCAAGGTCCTTGACATCCAGCAGCCGGAGCGCCGTCAGGCTCTGCAGGACGAGCGCAGTGGAGTGGCTTTCTCGGAGGAGATGAAGCGGTATTCGACGGCGTTGAGCCAACTCGAGGCCGACAAGCAGCGGATCCAGAACGAAGCGACCGCAGGGCGAATCACCGAAGCCGAGGCTCTGCAGCGCATCCTGCAGCTTGAACGTGATCGCCTTCCGGTCTTGCAGTCCCAGCTTGGCGCCATGTCCCAGATGCCCGGCCTCACCCAGGAGCAGGTGGCCGCAATCGAGCGGGCAAAGCAGAACCTCGAAGGCCTGGCGGCTGCGAACGAGGGCGCAGCAAACTCCGGATCACGGTTGCGCGACACCCTCAGTGGTGCGGCTTTCGACCAGCTCAACACGTTCTTCACCTCGACGATCTTCAACGCGAAGTCGGCCGGCGCCGCGTTCAAACAGTTCGGCCTCGACGCCGTGATGGCGCTTCAGAAGATCCTTGTCCAGATGCTTTTGGTCAAAGCGTTCAGCTCGATGGGGCTTCCTGTCCCTGGGATCGGATTCGCTGGTGGGGGATACACAGGCGATGGAGGGAAATACGAGCCAGCAGGCGTCGTCCACAAGGGCGAATACGTCATGTCCTCCGAGGTGGTGCGCAACGCTGGGATCGGGACGATGGTCCAGATCGACCGGCATTTCCGCGGCTACGCCGACGGCGGCTTGGTCGGTGACGCTCCAGGCTCCGCGCTGTCGGCACTCCAAGAGTTGTCGACATCTGGAGAAATCGGCGTTTCGCTTGACGATGGCCTGATCGGCCGCGTGCTGTCGTCTCGGAAGGGCGCCGAGATCGTCCTGAAGCATATTTCACAGAATCCGAAGGCCGTGAACCAGGCCACGGGGAGGAAGTAACGAATGTCCTGGGAAAGCGGATCCGCCACCAGCTACACCGATCTGCTCGACAAGCCGAACGCGTTCCTCTTGAAAGGGCACGCGCTCCCGATTACCTGGCATGCGAATCGTCCTCTTCCCATTTGACCCCGACTGGAGTCGCGGCGTGCGGGAACGGATCGAGTACAAGACCAAGATCCTTCCCGCCCGCACCGGTGCGGAGCAGCGGTACAAGCTCCGCCACCGGCCGCGGCGCTCCTTGGCATTCGATCTACTTGCCATGGAAGGCGAGTCTCAACCATTCGATGCGATCCTCTGGAATCGGCAAGGGCAGCTCTTCGGTGTTCCGTGGTGGCCGGAAATTGTCGCCTATTCCGGAACGCTTGCAGCCGGAACGACGACAATTTCTGTCGACACGACGAACCGCCTTTTCCGACTTGCTCCGATGGTCATGGTCTGGACCAGCGCAAGTACGTGCGAGTTCCAGTCCGTCGAATCTGTGTCCGACAACCTGATCACCTGCGCGCCCCTGAGTGCGGAGTACGTGAACCCGCTCGTCGTTCCGGTGTTCCCCGGACGCCTTGAGCCATCGCAGGAAGTCGAACGCCTGACTTCCAGGATGGCCAATGCCGCAGTGGAGTTCTCCTGCGAGGTGAGCATCGGAGACGCGCGGCCGTCGCCTGCCTCCATGACGCAGGTCTACGGATACGACGTCCTGGAGGTGGAGCCAAACTGGAGTTCCCCTCGGAGCCGGTCGCGCCGGATCCTGTCGACCTTCGACAACGGGATGGGCCCGATCGTCGTCCGCGATCGCGGCGGAGTTTCGTTTCAGGGGCAGGACTTCGCGTGGTTCTTGTCGGGGCGCTCTGAGATCCAGGCGCTCCGCGATTTCATCGATCGTCGCGCCGGGTCGCTCTCGCCGTTCTGGGTGCGGACTGGACGCGAAGACCTAACCGTCGCCCAGCAAACCACGGCGGGATCCACCGGGATCCTGGTGAAGGCGTGCGGATACACGACCCGGATGTTCCCCGACAGCGCGCGCCGGTACCTTGCGATTCAGAATCCGTCTGGAGGCTGGATCTACCGCAAGGTGACCAGCTCGAGCGCCGCGGGAGCGACGGAGACGCTTGGCCTTGATTCGACGGTTGGAGCCGCGCTCCCCGTTGGCACTCCCGTTTCGTTCCTCACGCTTTGCCGGCTCGACGACGACTCGACAGAAATTGAATGGTTGAACGTCGGCCTCGCGCAGGCGACGACCAAACTCACCGAATTGCCGAAGGAGGTTCCGGCGTGAGCTTCGATTCGAAGGAATCCAGCACCGCGGGGGGTGCGCCGTTCGAGCTCTTCAAGTTCACGATGGGAACGCGGGCGTGGTACCTCACCTCGGGCGAGGAAGAGCGCACGTACATGACCCAGATCTACGTGCCGGAGACGATAGATCGGACCGAGATCTCCCACAACCAGGAAACGTCGAGCGGGTCCATTGATGTGACGCTTCCGCTGGAATCGTCCCTGGCCGCGGAGTTCATCTCGTTCGCGCCTCCGGAGCCGATGTGGCTCACGATCTACGCTGGCCACGACGACGATAGCGAGATCATCCGCAGGTACTACGGCAAGGTCGCGCAAGCAAAGTTCGGGGACGTCTGCACTCTGACCGTCCAGCCTCAGACGGTCGCGGTGAAGAAGAAGATTCCGGGGATGGTCTACCAACAGAACTGCAACCGGATGCACTACTCCGCGGCGTGTGGCGCGTCTGAGATAGCGCCTGGTGGGATCGCGAACGAGTGGAGCGTCAAGGTTGAATCGATCTCCGGGCTTCGCATCACGATCGACGCGGGTGCCGCCGAAAACGCGGCTTTCGTCGCCTACTGGCAGCCGTTCGACGTCACCAACGACACCGACATCCCGACTCTGTCGTGGGGAAAGGCGGAGGACTCCGATGGCCGTCGGATGATGATCGCGCGCCACGTTTCGTGGAACACCTTCGACCTGATGGCCCCTCTGGTCGGGATGGCCGTAGGCGACATCATCGTGGTGACTCGCGGGTGCCGTCGCACGCTGAAGCACTGCGCATTCTACGGCCGCACGGCCTCGTTCATGGGGTTCGACATCATGCCGGCGTCGAACCCGTTCCAGGGAGTCTCCTGATGTTCGGCCTGTTCATCGCGTGGATCGTCGTCACCATCATTTCGTTGGCGCTCCAGTACGCCCTCCGCCCAAAGGTGCAGAAGCGCGGGCCTGGCGAGCTCCAGGCGCCGGTGTGCGAGCAGGGATACCCAATCGCCTACGTGGCCGGCTGCGCGAAGATCCGCGGCTCCAACGTCATTTGGAAGGGCAAGACCACAGCCAAGGGAAAACACGACGACCAGATCTTCGACTACTACGCCGACATGCAGCTAGCAATCTGCCAGGGCCCAGTCGACAGAATCCGCCGTATGTGGATCGGGCAGGACTCCGTCCTTGGCGGGAAGCTCGTCTACACCCGCGGGGTTGGGTTCACAACCCACAATATCGTTGGAAAGACATCCGTCATTACCTCCAGCGTCCCAACCCACCCGCCTGGCGACAAGGCCGTCGTTGGGAACCAGGACGCGCATCTGGGTGATGTCTTGATCGGTGGTCCATTTGCGTCCCCCTCTGAATGGTACCTCGCCGATCTACTCACCCCTGAGTCGTGGGTCCCTCCGAACTCGTGGTTCCTGGTCTACCGTGCCGTCAAGGTGACACGCGCCGGAACCATGGTCGACTGCTACACCTGGTCGATGGTCAAGCCAAACCTGAACGACACCATCAACATCGACGGCGTCTACAAACGGTGGGACGGAGCCCAGTGGGTGGCGGAAAGCGCTCAAACCCATCCGGCAAAACAGGAGATCGACGTCTCCTTCAAGAGCAAAGACAAAGGCCTCAACGTTAAAGGGCGTATTCGGTGGTACGAAGGTTCGGTCGATCAGCCGCCCGACTCGTATCTGCAAGCGTTCGCCAGGGGCGGAGGAGTGACCCCCAGCTACGGCGGCCTGTGCTACGCGGTCCTGATGCCGTACACGGGATTCTGGTCCATTTCCGGTGTGTCGTTCGGGATGTCGCCTGGGTTCTATTGGGGCGAGAGCAACGGAATCCCGGAGATCTCGTTCGAGGTGGAGCGGATCCCGGATCCGCTTGAGCTTGGCATCAAAGCGTCACCGTCCTATACGACGGCGGCCGCGACGGATGGAGGCGACAACAAGTGCCGTGACGCGAATCCGGCCAACGTGCTCTACGAGTGGCTGACCAGTGGATCCATGGGGATCGGAGTTGGCGCGGCCGACATCGATGTGGCCTCGTTCCGCGATGCTGGCCGGATCCTGTACGCCGAAGGACTTGGCATCACAATGGTGCTCGACCAGCAAACATCGTTCGACGATGCGAAGAAGGAGGTCGAGCTGGTCACCGATGGGACGGTGTACCAAGACCCTCGAACCGGCCTGTGGACCTACCGCCTTGTCCGAGAACCTGTTTCCGCTGCGAACGCCAGCGCGTGGGGACTGGAGACGGATTTCTACACCCGCACCGATTGGCTGGTGTTCGACGAAGACGACTTCCTTGGGACTCCTGAGTACACCCGCGGCGCGGCCGGCGACGTCGCCAACAAGATCTCGGTCCAGTACATCGACCGCGTCGAGGGCTACGCCCAGCGCGTGGTGGACGTCCAGAACATCGCCATGACCGACGAGGTGGTCGCGGTCCAAAACACCTACAACTCCATCACCTCCCGCGATCTCGCCTTCCGCATCGCGCAGCGCGACATGAAGACGGTCGGCTATCCGCGGGCCCGGCTGAAGGACACCCTGAACAAACGCGGCTGGAAGCTCAGTCCGGCGGACTGCTTCATCGTCAACCGCGACCCGCTTGGCATTTCGAACATGCGGTTCCGGGTGATCGACATCCGGTATGGCACGCCCCAGGACGGCCGGGTTGAAGTGAGCGTAGTCGAGGACGTGTTCGGGATGCCTGACACCGTCTACAGCGACCCGGGCTCGGGTTGGGTGGATCCCTCTACCATTCCTCCGGTCTATCCCGCCGCGGTCCGCGCCTGGGAGCTTCCCTACGACGTCACCCGCGACGGCCCTCGAGTCGGCTTTGCCGCCCTGGCTGCGCGCGGAGACGAGAACACGACGGGTCTTGTCCTCTACAACGCCCAGCCATTCAAGGAAGTCGGTTCGATTTCCTACACCCCGTCGGCCATCCTGTCCGGGAATCTGGCGCTCGAGGAGACCACGGCATCGATCCAGGTCCAGGGAGTTGTCGACTTCGGCTTGTTCACGGATGAGGGATCAAACACGGACGGCGAAAACCTCCTCCTGATCGACAACGAGGTGATCGCGTTTGAATCCATTGGCCTCAACGCGGACGGGTCGATCTACCTCCACAACTGCCTGCGAGGCGTACTGGACACAATCCCGCGCGCCCACTCGTTGGGGACCAGGTGCTGGATCATCCGCCGGCCTCCAGTTGTGCGGCCGGACAAGACGACTCTCGACCATGTCGAGTTGTTCCAATTGCAAGCGACCAGCCCAGGCGGCGAAACGGAGCTGCTGGGAAGCCCGGGATATGGCGGATGGACCAACTCCCGCGAGCTGCGGCCGACGGTCCCTGGCAAGTTCCGCGTGGGCGCCGCGGAGGACCTCCCGTCCTCGTTGGCAGATCGCGTCCAGGTCGGGGACCTTGCGATCGCATGGAAGACCAGGAACCGTATCACCCAAGCGCCGGGCGTTGTTGCCCAGGAAGCCGACACGGTCGCGCCTGAATCCGGCCAGCAGACCCGCGCTCGCCTGATCCAAGGCGCCGACAAAATCTTCCAGCTCCTCGACGCAGGCGGCGGCGTTCTCCAGATTGGGTGGGACGGAAAGGCTCTCAAGATCGGCACGGCCAATCCATGGGCGACGGTCAAGGGTTCGTCCTTCTACCTTGCCAACGGGATCGGACTCTATCCCGACACGCCGCTGGCTCCCCTGGCGAACGGGACGTATTTCGTCGGGATCAACCTCGTCACCTACACCGTGGAGATGGTCCTGTACGCGAACAAGTCCGCGGTCTGGGTTAACCTGTACAGCGTCGTCTTCAGCGGATCGGGAGCGGACAAGACCGCGATCGTAACGGACCTGCGCACGCCGACACCGCGGCGGACCACCGACACCGCGGCGGAGACAGATGCTGTCACGGTGGCGGACATGGTCGGTCCCGCGTCCGCGCTGCTTCCCTTCCACCACCAGGTCGTCGCGGTCCGCGATTCCCTGGAGTCGATGGAGGCGCGGGACACCGGAAGCATTTTCGCCGCGGGAGTCGGCCTGAACCTCGGAAACCTTTTCGTCTGATTGCACCTTTGGAGGCAGCATGGCAGCGACAGCACAACCGAACATCGGAACGAAGGAAGGGTTCGCAGCTGGGGACAACGGCTGGGTCGGGGATTACAACTTCCTGAACCGCGCCGTCGACGGACTGGTCCAAGCATCCGTCAAAGCCATCCAGGCCGCGCCTCCGGGCTCTCCGGCCCGCGGTGACTGCTACATCGTAGCGACCAGCGGAACGGGCGCGTGGGCGGGATGGGACGGTCGCTTTACGCGCTACACCGGGAGCGCGTGGGAGTCGTGGATCCCGAAAGTCGGGTGGTATGTTTTCAACCAAGAGGGCTCGACCCCCTACCGCTACAAGAGCGGTGCATGGGTCGTGGACGACTTCCTCTCGAAAAACAACCCGACCTTCACCGGGACGATGACTGGCCCCACTTTGGTCGCTGGGACGCTCATCAGCCCAACCCTGTTTGCTGCTGAACAAGCAGGAGCTTCGGCGGTTGTCGCATGGGGCACAGGCGCTGGGGCGGCAGCAAGCATGCGCTGGAAGCTGCTGAAAGAAGGCACGGCGGAACTAGGATCCAATGTGGGGTCGGATCTTGTCCTGAACTCGTACAGCGATTCCGGCGCGTTTATCGAAGCTGTTTTGCGCGCCCCAAGAGCTGCGGGTAGCACAGTTACAATCTATCGACCGTTGAAGCTCGCCTCGTCTCTTTCTGGCACAGGAACCCGGCCTGTTGTCGCTCTCTCGGACGGGACCATCGACGACCAAGATGCGTCGACATTCCGTAGCACAATCGGTGCCGCGCCCTCTCCTTCGAGGGCAACGATTTCCGCGAGCACTTCGCTGGGCGGGATCTCTGCGTCGGCGATCTATATACCGACGACAGATGTTAACCTGACACTGGACGGAGGAGTTGACGGCCAAGCGTGGGACATCTATAGCGCGGCAAGCGTAGGTCTCATAGTTCCGAGCGGAACATCCCTCTACGCCTACAACGGGATCGACACAGGACCAACAACGCGACCAGTTGGCGGCGGACGCGCAATTCGTGTCGTCCGGCTTACGGCAACGACTTGGCTCGTCCCGAACATGAGCTGGTAACTGCAACCACCAACCAAGGAGACCGCCATGCCGCAGATCAAGATCGAAGTGACCGCCCGACGCAAGCGCATCTTTGAGGCCTTGTGCCTCAAGAACGATTGCAACATGGAAGCCCTGTTCGAGGGCAAGATGATCGACCTGGAGGTCAACGCCGCGGGCCTGGACCTCAACGACACCCCGGAGGACCAGGAGGATGCGGTCGCCCGCCTGGAGCGCAAGGCCGCGAGAGCGCAAGCCGAGCGCGAGGCTTCCCAATCCGAGGATCCCGCACAGACCACCACCACCAACTGAGGAGACAGAACGTGTCCGACGCCACCACGAACACGCAGGAAGAAAACACGCAGGTTCACGTCCACGAAGGAGACGTTGAAGGCTATGTCGTCGAGCTGTGCCCAGCGGAGCAACTCGAAGAACTCCGAGACGCCGAAGCTCACGCCCAGCAGCTTGAAGCCGAAGTCCGCTCCAAGATGGACCAGGCCAAGCTCCTGCGCAGCCATGCGTGGACTCGCGTTTCGCGCAAGCTGTCGCTTTCTCCATCCGACTCCATCGACCTTGGGACAGGAGCTGTCACCCGCGGCAAGCCTGACGAGGTTCGCTCGTGACGGTTACCATCGGAAGCCCGCTCGCGGCGTTCGGGATCTTCCTTGGGATCCTCATTTCACTTGGGACGATTTTTGCCTTTCTCGGGTCCTCGATCTGGAGGACCAAGAAGGACGACCACGTTTTCCGGAGCGACCTTGCGGCCCAGATCGGGAGAATGCAAACCGACATCACCCGCCACGACGAACGGCTGCGTGAAGGCGAGCGAAGCATGTCGCGGATCGAGGGGATCTCCCTGGCGAACTCCGCGACTCTCGCTTCCGTGTCCGCCCAGGTGGCGCGGTTCGAGGGCATGTTGGCGGGACGACCTGAACGGATGGAGAGCGCATGAACCTGTTTGAACAATCTGTCCGATCGGTCCTCAAGCACGAAGGCGGATACGTGAACGACTCCCACGATCCCGGTGGCGAAACCAAGTACGGAATCACCAAGCGTTCCTACCCGGAGCTCGACATCGCAGCGATCGAGGTGGACGACGCGATCGCGATCTACCGACGTGACTTCTGGGACCGGCTTCACTGCGACGAGCTGCCCGCTCCGCTCGCGTACTTCCTGATGGACACGGCGGTCAACCTGGGTGTGGCGCAGGCCGTGCGGTACCTCCAGAGGGCCGCGGGTGTGGTCATGGATGGGATCATCGGCCCGGCCACCATTCTCGCCTGCCGCAACTGCGGCGTACTGGAGGAGCTGGCCCGCCTGCGGGAGCAGCACTACCGCAACCTCAAGACGTTCCCAAGGTATGGCAACGGCTGGCTCCGCCGCACCCGCGAGGTTCTGGCCCAGGCTCGATCTTTCCAAACAAGGGGTGTCGCATGATTCAATTCTTCCGTTCTCCTTCTGGTCGTCTCTCGATCCGCCGCGGCCTGTTCGCGCTGTCCGTCGTGACCGCGTGCGGGTGCGCTGTCGCTTCGGTGTTGCTCAAGGGCGACATCGGACAGGGAGCAGTTTCTGTTCTCACCTCCACTGTTGCGGCGACTGCTGCAGCGGCTGGCCTGGGCCGCTTCGCCGAACGTGGAAGCGAGAAGGGCGGGGCCGCGTGAATCAACTGATCCTGATCTTGGCGGGCGCGGTGGGGCTCTTTGTGGCTAGCCTGGGCCTCGGGTGGTGGCTCAACAGGCCGGACGTGGTGGTGGAGCTCCCCGCGCCCGCTTCTAGGCAGGCGGACGGTTCCCTGGTGTTGGAGCGCGACGGAACCCAGATCGCTCCGCAGAAGCCGCCGCACGCCCTCCCAGCGGGTGCCCGCGAGGAGCGCCGCGTCTCCGTGGTGGTGCAGCCTCCGCGGGGAGTTGTAAAGGAATCCTTAACAACTGACTCCGCCGAGGCCGCACGCCTGGTGGCGTCCTCCGACCATCCCGTGCGACCCCACGACATGGTCGACTCCTGCGACTGCCCACCTGTGACCGTCGACCTTTCCCTGGTCAGGATGCCGGACAAGACGAGGCGCGTGATTGCCTCGTCCCCGGACGGGAAGATCCTCTCCGGCATCGACGTTCCAATTTCTGCACCGGTTGAATCGGCCGCCCGCCCTTGGGCCGCGGGCATCCTCATCACCTCCGAGCGTAAGCTCGGAGCTTTCCTCGATCGCGACGTCGGGCCTTTCCGGTTCGGCGTCGAATCTTTCCAAACCCCCACCGGCTGGGGCGCTGCAGCGCGTGCCGGAATCCGTTTCTGAGGAGGACACCATGGCACAACTGAGCTTCACGCGAACCACCGTCGGCAAGGACGCCACGCAGCTCCTGAACGAGTACCGTCCCGACGGGCAACGCTACTTCGAGCTGGTCCTCACGGCCACGCCTGGACAGGTCGCATCGTGCAAGGCTCGTCCGCTCGCCGCAGCCGCAGAGGGGATCCCGGGCTACCCTGTTGGCGGCGAGGTCGAGCTTACCGGAACCGCGGACGGGAACGGCTTCGTCGCGGCGGATGGCTTCCCATTCCAGTCCATGCTCCCTCGCTACGGCTTCGAGGTGATCTCGATCTCTGGGACCGGCGCCAGCGCGGCGGGAAAGGTCGGGTGCTGAAATGACAGTTTCCATCTACCCCGATCGCGGCGGATTTGGTGGCGGTTTCAAGCGCGTCGGCGACACCCTCGTTTCGAGCGGGCCGATCGTGGCGCCGACTGTCAAATCTGTGGCCGTGCAGCGCCGACTTGATGCGGTCGTGAAAAACATCGAGCAATCCGGATACGGCGCGGTCCACAATAGCGCAGATCGAACATACCAGCACAACGCGGTGGTGGTCCCGTGTAGTGGCGGCGGCTACACGATCCTGAACTGGAACACCGCGACTCTCGGAGTCGTCTCGTTGCGCCTGGCACTGGCTCCGACCCTCAAACACAATGGAGTTGGGTTGACTTGGGTCAATGCGACGTTCGCGGGATCTGCTGGCGTGACAGTTCCAGCCTCTACATCCGATACCAACAATAATCGAGTGCCAGGATCTGTCACCTGCGACCCAGTAACGTTTCCAGCCGATGTCGTCCGCACCGATGATCCCACGTCTCCGTATCGCATCATTGTGGCGCGAATCGAAACGTCGGAGGCATGGACTCTCCAGAGCAACGACATCGGGGACGGATACAACCAGAACACGGCGCATGAGTGCCAGGAGTATTTCGGCGCGGCGTCCGACGCCGGAGGGTTTACGGGGGCTGTCGGCGTCGGCGACGGAGGCGCTTCTTGGTATCTGTGGATCCCCGGATTTTTCTCGATCACCCCGCGAGCATCTGTGCCGTCAATCCAAGCACACGGCGACTCGATCATGCGACAGGGTTGGTTGTTTGACGCGCAGAAGGCTCTTGCAGCGGAGGGGATCAGATTCCCTGTCGCGTCCTCTGCCGCTGGGCAATCAAACAAAGCATCGTCCTACGCACGATTTTTGGCAGAGCGCGGGATCGGGCGCAGCTCCATGTATCTGTGGCAGGCGTATTCGCCAAACGACAGCACGGACACGCTTGTATGTATTTCCAACGGATACAAGTTCACACGACTTGTCCTCAAGGATCTCTGGGACAACGACATCACTCCGATCATTGTCATGTTTCCGACTGTGGGGGCCAACAACGCCGCAAAACAGGCTGCGTGGATTGGGATGCGCGATTGGCTAACAAGTCTGGATGCTGCGAAAAAAATTCACCTGTTGGACACCTCCGCCCTGAGCGATCCGTCAACCCCTTGGTTTTACCTTCCCGCCATGACCATTGACGGGACACACCTATCCACAGCAGGGAGAGCGGTCTGTGCGGCTGCTCTTGCAAAAGTTATCCGCCTGCACGTCTGATGCGCCCCACCCACCAAGCCGCCCGGTACATGGAGCGGTTCGCGTGATTCAACAGCGCCTCCGGGGATCCCCCGGGGGCGCTTTCCGTTCCCCCGATGCCGACTGAGACCATCATCGATTCGATCTTCCGCCTGGTCGACCAGGTACTGGATCACCACAAGCAACTCGCGCTACCATGGCCGGATGCCTTCGAAGGTCCGAGCCCGCATCCTCCGCGCTGCGGAAGCCGAGTTCGCGGAGTGCGGCTTCCGCGGTGTTTCCACGCGCTCGATCGTTCGCGCCGCCGACGTCCACGAGACGTCCATCTTCCGGCTGTTCGAGACGAAGGAAAAGCTCTTCCATGAGGTCTTCAATCTCACTCTGGAACGGCACTTGTGGCAGCTCCTCGATCAATTAGGATACGAACGCCGTGGGCTCCATGCATTCCGGCACTCGGCGGCGTCGGTGCTCATCGCATCCAGTGCTCCGTTGCCAGTCATGCAGCGGATCCTCGGACACGCGAGCACATCCACCACGCTCGGAATCAACCGGCACGTCCTGGGCGATGACGCTCGGGTCGCGGTGGAGAAGTTGGGACGAATTTTGTTTTCGGATGTTTGCAAGACCGAAGAGAAGGCCTTGCAGATCAATTAGGTAGATGGTCGGGGAGAGAGGATTTGAAAGTCTCTCCCCTGTTCGGAACCCGTTGATTCCATTACCCCGCCTACCTCGCTGACCCTCCTTTCTTGGCATTCCCGCCATCGATTTTGTTTGTACTTGTTTGCAATTTCGTTCGTACATTTTCACTTGATGATCCAAGGGAGGGGAGTTCATGGCAGCGACGTCTGAGAAGTTCCGCGAGTGGCTGAAGCGCCAGAAGGCAAGCGAGGTTGCGAAGCGGTGCGACGTGACGCCGGGGGCCATTTACCCGTGGCGGGATGGCAAGATCATTCCCAGGCACACGCACGCCTGGATCCTGGTCAACATGTCCGCCGGGGAGCTCACCATCGAGGACATTTTCGTACCGCCCACCACCAACGCATAGAGGAATCCATGGCCAAGAAGACCGCGACCCGACTGTACCGGACCGACGAGCTGAACGACGACGGCACGGTGAAGCGATCCCACCTGGTGCGCACGTCGCACCCCAATTCCGCCGACGCCCACGTGGCTCGCAAGCTGGTTCGCTCTCGGGTGGCCACGCAGGAAGACCTGCGCGAGCTCCGCAGCTTGGACGAGGAGATCCCCAACGGCGAGAGCCCGAACCTGACGGTTCGCGTCGAAGTGACTCCCGAGGCCGCCCGCGCGATCGCGGAGGGCAAGGCTGTCGCGGTGCAGACCGGCGAGGGCAAGCTCGACGGACTCCGCATCCTTCCGGCCGACGAACAGGCCGGGATCCAGATGCCGCTGGCCGAGGAGCTCGCTCCCCTGGTTTCCGGACCGGAGGCGGCTTGAACCTCCGGGCTCTCGTCGCCCAGCGGGATGGCGGGGGCTTCCGGGCTCGTGGGCGTCCCCGCCACGAAGATGGGAAGATGAACAAGGCGGAGGCCGCGTTCGCCCACCATCTCGAAATTCTGCGACGAACCGACCTCATCAAGTGGTGGGCCTTCGAGCCCATGAAGCTGCGGCTCGCGCCGGACACCACCTACAAGGTCGACTTCATGGTCCTGGACCAGAACGACATGCTGGTCTGCTACGAGGTCAAGGCCTGGTGGAAGACCATTCCCGGTCCTCACTGGGAGGACGACGCTCGGGTCAAGATCAAGATGGCCGCGAAGCTCTACCCGTTCGACTTCCGAGGCGTAAGCCAGAAGCCGGACGGCGAGTGGCACGTAGAACATTTCTAAGTTCTGAACTGGCCGCGGATAGGCGGGGGGTAGCTTCCCCGCTGAAAGGTGAGACTCCCACTTTCCGCGCGCCTTCCATCGGAGTTCATGGAGGAACGAGAGTGCAGGAAATCACGTATGGTTCCGTGTGCAGCGGAATCGAAGCAGCCACGACAGCGTGGCACCCTCTCGGCTGGAGCCCTCGATGGTTCGCCGAGATCGAGCCTTTCCCCAGCGCAGTTCTTGCGCACCACTGGCCCGAGGTACCGAACCTCGGAGACTTCACCTTGATCCGCGACAAAATCGCGGAGGGTGCCGTCGAGGCTCCCGACGTCCTCGTCGGTGGAACGCCTTGCCAGGCATTTTCTGTCGCAGGTCTCCGCCAGTCGCTCGACGACAAGCGCGGGCAACTCACCCTCGAATTCGTAAGGCTCGCAGATGCAATTGACCATGTTCGAATCGGAAACGGAAAGCGTCCCCTCACCATCGTCTGGGAGAACGTCCCCGGCGTCCTCAGCACACCAGACAACGCCTTCGGCTGCTTCCTCGGAGCCTTGGCCGGCGAGGATGTTGCGCTCATCCCTCCAGGGGGAAAATGGACGAACGCTGGTCGAGTGCTTGGACCCACGCGAGCAGTCGCATGGAGGATCCTGGACGCCCAATACTTCGGAGTGGCCCAACGCCGCCGCCGTGTGTTCGTTGTGGCAAGTGCTCGAGACGGGTTCGATCCCCGACAGGTACTTTTTGAGTTCGACGGCGTGCGCCGGGATTCTCCGCCGCGCCGAGAAGCGGGGAAAGGCTTTGCCTCCGTTGCTGGAACACTCGCTGCGAATGGTGGCGGAACGACGCGACCAGCCGGAAACGCCAACGAGCTTGACTTCTGCGTCCCTGTAGCCCCGACTATCCAGGCGAGCGGGAAGGCCGCGGGAAGCGCCACGCAGCAGGACGCCGAGAGCGGCGCGCTCGTGGTCCAGGCCTTCGATGGATACAACCAGGCTATTGGTGATGTGGCACAAGCGATAAGGTCAAACAAAAGCGATGGAGATCACGTTGGAATGGTCTTCTATGCAGCTACGCAGCACCATGGGAAGGTTGAGGCTGATGTCGCTGGACCAATCACCCGCCAGCAACATCAAGGGATCACAGGAGATATGCCGATTGTGGGGCATGTCCAAGCCGTAGCAGCAACTGGCGAAGTGTTCCACACGCTTCGCGCCGAGGCCTTCGACGCGAGCGAGGATGGAACTGGGCGCGGGGCTGGTGCGGTCGCAGTTGCCTTCTCCTCGAAGGACTACGGTGCGGATGCGTCGGAAGGCCTCGCGCCGACGATGCGCACCATGGGGCACGACAGGAGCCGTGCCAACGGGGGCGGGCAGCTCGCGGTCGCTTGCTTCAAGGGTGGGCAGGGATCGAAGTCCAGAGGCATCGGGTATTCCGAGCACATCGCACCTACCCTGAGCGCCTGTCCCAGCGGGACGCAACTGTCCCCGACGCTCATGCAGGGGATGCAGGTTCGCCGTATCACCCCGACCGAGTGCGAGCGCCTCCAGGGATTCCCGGACGGGCACACGCGGATTCCATGGAAACTCGGCTACTGGCCTGCGGGATCATGCTCTCCTGAAGCTCGCGAAGCGCTTGCGGAGCAGTGTCCGGACGGGCCGCGCTACAAGGCTCTCGGGAATTCGATGGCGGTGCCCGTCATGCGTTGGATCGGTGCGCGGATCGCGCGCGAACTGAAGGTGCAGGCGTGAGCTTCAAGGCGGTCCACAAGAAGGCCACTGGCGAGTGGCACGTGGAGTTTTTCTAACTTCAGAACACGGCCGCGGATAGGCGGGGATTAGATCCCCCCGTCGACAAGGTGCGACTCCCACCTTCCGCGTGCCTCCTTCGGAGTCCTGGAGGAAGAAAGAGTGCAAGCAAGAATTCTGCAGGGCGACTGCCTCGACCGGCTGCGCGACCTGCCCGACAACAGCGTGGATGCCGTGGTAACGGATCCACCTTATGGCCTCACTTCTGCTCGACCCGGTGGGAGATCATCGGCAACCCGCGGAGCCGTCATGGGTGGGTTTATGGGGCTGGCGTGGGACAGCGATGTCCCTTCAGTTGAGGTGTGGGCCGAGTGCCTACGCGCGCTCAAGCCTGGCGGGCACCTGCTGGCTTTTGCCGGGACGCGCACACAGCACCGCATGGCCGTGCGCATCGAAGATGCCGGTTTCGAAATCCGCGACATGATCGCCTGGGTCTACGGTTCCGGCTTTCCGAAGTCGCGCAACCTGGACGGAGCATGGGAAGGCTGGGGAACAGCACTCAAGCCCGCCTTGGAGCCGATCACCGTGGCCAGGAAACCGTTGGCTGGGACCGTGGCCGCGAATGTCCTGGAGCACGGAACAGGCGCGCTTAACATTGCCGGGTGCCGCGTCGAGCCGACTGGAGAAAGCCGAGAGCGGGTCGGAGAGCTATCGCAGGGGCGCCGATACTCCGACGCCGGCGGAACCAACTTTTCCGCAACGCCTGGAATCCGCGGAGGGGATCCCGCCGGGCGGTGGCCCGCCAACCTGATCCACGACGGAAGCGAGGAGGTACTGGAAAATTTCCCGGATGCCCCCGGCCAGCAGGGAGACCTTGTCGGACACTCGAAGGACCGCAAGAGCAAGCATGCCTATGGCGACATGAAGGCTGCACGCAATGCCATTGCACGCGGCGACAGTGGATCTGCCGCGCGCTTCTTCTACTGCGCCAAAGCGGACTCCGCCGACCGCGGACCCGGCAACAATCACCCCACGGTGAAGCCGGTTGCTCTCATGCGCTACCTCTGCCGCCTTGTGACTCCGCCTAGCGGACTGGTCCTGGATCCGTTCATGGGATCGGGGAGCACCGGCAAGGCCTGCGCGCTGGAAGGGTTCTCCTTCGTCGGAATAGAGCGCGATCCATCCTACTTCGCTCTCGCGGGGCGCCGGATCGCCGACACAAGTCCGTTGACCTACCCCGTGGAGGTGCGGTCTTGATCCCTGACCAATTCCGCCTCATCGCTACGTCGGCGGCGCTTGTGCGCGCTGCTGGCCCCGCGGCCGCCATCTGGATTGGCAACGCCATCGCTGCGCAGGACTGGTCCGAGAAGGAGAACAAGGAGTCGTGGTGGTGGGCCACCAAGTCCGAGATCGAGGAGCGGACTGGCCTTTCTGACGAGATGCAGGAGACCGCCCGGCGCCGTCTACGTGACCTTGGCGTCCTGGAGGAGAAGCGCGGGATCCTTCGCCGCGGCGCAACGCTGGCCACGATCTGGTACCGGATCGAGTGGTCGAAATTGTCGGCAATCGTTTGCCGGGAACCCCGGCAATCGAACGCCGACGAGCCCGGCAAACGAGCGCCGGAAACCCCGGCAAACGATCATGCATCTTTGACCCCATCTTTGACAGCAGAAGAACAACACCCCCCTACCCCCCAAGGGGGGAAGGAGCGGAAACGCAGGGCCTTCGATCCGACGGAATTCGACACGCTGATCCCGCTGCAGTTCGCGACCATCGAGTTCGCTGCAGCCTGGCGTACCTGGGTGCAAGACCGGAAGGACCGGAAGAAGCCCATGACCGAGAAGGCCGCGGAGTTCACGCTCAAACGCCTGGCCAGGGAGGCGGTGGAACCGACCACGGCCATCGCCTGGATCCACAACGCGATCGAGAAGGGGTGGCAGGGCATCTACCAGCCGCAGGGCTTCCAGACCGCCCAGGGCAAGCCGCCGGCACGATCCGGCCGCCAGTCAGCCGACGACCTGTTCCTCGCCCAACTCGAAGACGAGGAAGCCAGGGGGGTGCCCACATGCTGACACCGATCTCCGCCGGGATTGCCCGGATGATCTCCATCCCGTCGGCCGTATGCCCGAAGTGCCACCGCGAAGTCGGGCGCCTGACCGACGAAGGCAAGTGCTGGGGGTGCACCGAAAAGGATCTCGAAGAGGCGATCCGCCAGGATGCATCCCAGAGGATCCTGGGGCGCCTCCAGGAGGAGGTCGACCGTCGTCTGGAGAAGATGGGCCTTTCCAGCGAGGAGATCGCCGCAGAGCGCGCCAAGGTCCCCGCGGACGTTCGGTCGGCAATCGCGATCGCCGGCAAGCAGGCCTCCCTGGATCTGATCGATGGGGAGCTCCCGCGCGTCGGGTTCGGCCTGTTCGGTGGGACTGGGACCGGGAAGTCCTTCGGACTGGCCGCCCTGCTCAAGGTCTTCGCGGAATCGGCCTTGCGCCGTCGGGCGCCGCTCGAAGGAGAAGTCCCTCTTGAGCTTGGCGTATGCTGGTCGAATTGGCCGGCCGAGGCCGAATGGTTCAAGGTCAACGTGCTGGAGGCGGGCCCAAGCTACCGCCGCCTCCAATACCTGATCGACGTCCCCTTGCTGGTGCTGGACGACGTGGGTGCCGAGCGGATGAAAGGCACCTACGAAGAGGACTACGCGGCCGGCAAGCTCGACTTGATCGTGGACGGAAGGTCCCGCGATCATCGCCCCATCATCTGGACGAGCAACCTGGACAAGGTCGCGCTCGCGCGCCGCTACGGCTCCAGGATGAGCTCGCGGCTTCTTGGACAGAACCCGGGTGCCGTCGTGACCGGGCCGGATCTTCGTCTCAAGAAAAGTTGATCCCGCGACAAAAACCCCTTTGCTTTCAAGGAGATAAAGCGTATATTTTGTTTATAAGAATTCGGGAATGAGCCCGGATTCAAGCAAAGGCCAGTCCGATGAAAACCAAGACTCTCGCAAACGGATCGATCCACAACGCAAAGCACAGCGAGAGCTACAACGTTATCACGGACTCTTTGGATAAGGCTCTTGTGCTCGACTCCCGCGATGAAGCTGAGCGAGTCGCCAGCATGGCGAATGGCCCTATGACCCGCTGGGACCGTGAGGAATGGCGGTACAAGGTCGTTTCCCACGGTTCACGTTTCGTGCTCTCCAAGGACCTGCGCGGGCAGACCGTGTTCGTTGCTCAGTATCAGGCCACGAAGTTCTAACCATCACTCCCACACCACAACAGAAAGCAAAGGCCAGTCCATGGGTGAATACGCGATGCACCAGGGGAAGCAAATCAAGATCGGGACCTGCGAGGAAATGTTCGTCCTCCCCTCGATCCTGCAGGATTGCACGAAGCTCGAACATTCGATGGATCCTCACGGGAAGGAAGAGCTGCAGGAAGTCCGGTTCCCCCTTCCCGAAGGCGTGATCGGCTGCAAGGGCGACGCGAGTTCGCACCCTGCGATGGTCAAGCTCCTGGACGAACAAGGAGACCATGGCAACGTCTGGCTGGGCAACCAGGGCAACTACATCCGCATGGCCATCCCCTGCAGCGTGTCGCGAGCCTCTGGCTTGATCGAAGGAACAAAGATCCGGGTTCATCGAGACGACACGTGGCCGGTGACCAACCGGAACAGCTACCATGTGACCGGATTTGCCATCCGCCAGGGCAAGCGCGCCTTGATCCTCAGGTGCACCACTTGCGGTCGCCCGTTCAACATCCCGACCAGCTGCACGGAGTTTCTGGATGCCGTCGACCTCCTGAACGGAGACCTCACCCTGATCGAGAACGAATGGCGGATCCTCGAGCGGATGTGCGGCTTGCCGACCCGCGACCTGGTGAAGCCGGAATCCGAGGTCCTTCCCGAAGGAACTAACATCGTTCCGTTCCCTGCCTGATTCCTTCCGAGGTGGATCCAGGACCAGCCCGCAGGGTTGGATCCTGGACCACCGATTCCTTCCATCACACCCAGAAAGCAACGACCCATGTGCGCAATGTCCGTGATCGCGAACTCCACCATCGAAGGCAATCTCCTTCGGCTCCCCCCTGCCCAGCTGGAACGCAAGAAGTACCAGGACGTGGCCAAGGCCATCAATCTGATCGGCGGGAAGTGGAAGGGCGGGAAGGTTCAAGCCTTCGTGTTCGAGTCGGATCCCACCGAGCTGGTGCAGATGATCCTGGCCGGCGGCCGGGCTCCGAACCTGAAGAAGGCGTTCCAGTTCTTTGCGACTCCCGCGGCCTTCTCCCTCGAGCTGGTGGAGCTGGCGTGCCCCCAGCCCAAGGACAAGTTCCTGGAGCCTTCGGCCGGCCAGGGCGCCATCGTGAAGGCGATTCGGGAGTACATGGAGGCCCCCATCGTCGTGGACTGCTTCGAGCTCATGCCCGAGAACGCCGCGATCCTGTCCAAGGTGGAAGGTGCGCGGATCATTGGCGCGAACTTTCTTACCGACTGCCCTGACGGACAGACCTGGGACGTGATCGTGGCCAACCCTCCGTTCTCGAAAAACCAGGACATCGAGCACGTGCTGCAGATGTACGAGCACCTGGCCCTAGGCGGGCGCCTGGTCAGCGTCATGTCGAACCATTGGCGCCAATGCTCCCTGTCGTCCAAGGAGCGCACCTTCCGCGAGTTCATCGAACGCGTGGAGGCTGAGATCATCGACGTTCCCTCCGGGACCTTCAAGGAGTCGGGCACGAACGTGGCCACCTGCATCGTCAAGATCGTGAGGGCGTGACCATGGGCGTCAGAATCCCGAGTCCAGAATACGACGAGCGGGTCGTGGCCGCTCCAATGCGAGCTCAAGGCACCACCGTGTATTACGATGAGGAGTACCACGGCCTACTTGGAATCGCTACGGTGGACAGCCCACACCTGACTAACAAGAAACGTCAAGAGCTGGCGGAGCTGTTCGCTTCCTCCCCAAAGCTCCGATCGCGCGTCCAGATCCTGCGGGATGCGCTGGAAGCGATCGACAAGCACCCGACCAACGGAAACAGCGAACCGGACTCGATGGCCGAGGCCCTGGAGCAGATCCACACGCTCGCCAGCGCCGCCCTCGACGCCACCAAGGAGCCTTGACCATGCCACAGGAAAACGGATGGGCCACCGGCCCCGAGCATTGCGATAACGACGGGCGCGTGTGCCCCTATTGCGGATCCGAGAACACCGACAGCGGGAGCCTCGACACCCAGGCCGGGCAGGTAGTGGAATCCGGTTGTGAATGCCTGGACTGCGGAAAAACCTTCGGGAACCTCTACAATATCGCCGGATGGTACGACGAGTCGGGAGAGCTGCACGAGGACACGCAAACAGCCGACGCAGGGAGTAAGGCTCGCGAGGATGTCCATACCCATGGCCCCTGGCACTACGAAGCAAAGGAGGGAGAGGTTCACTCCCTTTTTGGCTCCATCTGCACCGTTCACGGTTGGGACAACCCGGACGACGAGACGGTTCCCAACGCCGAGCTCCTCGCCTCCGCCCCTCGACTCCAGGAGCACGTCCGGATCCTGCGGGAGGCGCTTACGGAGGCAAATAAGCGCATCAAAGCGCTATCTCCAGATGGATACATCGCTCCTGAGCGATGGAAAATCGAATCCGCCCTCGAAGCCACCAAGGAAGGAACCTGACCATGCCGCTTTTCAGAATCTGCCGCTACGCCTTGATCGAGCAGTTCGACATCGTTGAGGCTGCGAGCTCCGAAGAAGCGCGAGCACTCGTGGACGCCGACAAGGTCGACATGACCCTGGCCGACGAAACCGCCGAGTACGGGCCTCTAGCAATCTACCCTGAATACGAAATGGAGATTGGGCCGGACCCGCTCCCACTGGAATCCGTATCGAAGCCCATCAAGCAGGCCCTGATCCTGCGGGAGGCATTGGAGCGCACGCAGAAGTACGCCGAGAACGAGCTGGCACGGATGGAGGAGAACGAGTTCCTACCCGAGGACGAGCTGGTGACGGAAGCGATCCGAAGCGATGTCTCCGCTGGACGCGCAGCCCTCGAAGCTACCAAGGAAGGGGCCTGACCATGGCGCGCATGAACCGGCGCGCCAAGCGAGCGCAAGACGCCCTAAACGGCGGGAACTACCACGAAGGGTCCACCGACGATCCGACCGCCGTTGTTGATCTCTTGGCCGACCTGCGCCACTTCTGTGACGCCCGAGGCTTGGATTTTGCGAACCTGGATCGCATCGCCTACAACCACTACAGCGTGGAGCCGAAGCACGCCAAGCCAAAGGACTGACCATGGAAACGATCCCCAACGAAGACGTGCTCCGCAAGATCCGGAAGCTACTCGCCTTGTCGGAGTCGAGCAACCCGAACGAGGCGGCCAACGCCGCGGCCAAGGCGCGGAAGATGCTTCTCGAGCACGGCCTTTCCATGGACCAGATCGGGCAGCCTCCGGGCGATGTTCAGGAGGACATCTGGAGAGACTTCCAAGGGCCTCGCAACACCTTGACCGGGCAGTTGGTCGTCAGAGTCGCAAAGGCCAACATGTGCGCCGTGCTGGGAGCCGGGGGGCGATCTAGAAGCCGATGGATCCTTGTCGGGCGGCCAGCCGCAACTGCGGCGGCAAAGGTGCAGCTGGACTACCTGTATGAAGCCATGGAGCGCGGAGCGAAAGCCGCATCCAACGGCCGTGGAAAATCCTGGATGAACGACTACCGACTGGGATGGATCTGCGCGATCGGCAAGCGTCTGGAAGATGCTGCGAAGACCGACACCGTCGAGGAGCGGGGGCTCGTGTTGCGCGAAGATTCCGCCGTGGTCGAGTACATGGACGGCCTTGAATGCAAGACCAACAAAACCAAGCCGCGAGTCGAAGGCCTTTCTCCAGATGCGTTCCGCGAAGGCCATCGCGATGGGAGCAGGACGTCGCTCGCAAAACAGCTCGCGACATGAAAAACCCCTTTGTTTTCAAGGGGATTGAAGTTAAATTAGATGTATGAGCAGGGCGATTTTGCCTTGCTCAACCAAGGCCATTCCGATGAGCACCACGAACTTCAGCGCCGGAGACAAGATCAAGGAAAACCGCCTCGGAGCTACCCCGACCTGGATCATTGAGGTTCGGGGGAATGTCCTGGTGACGGGTGAAGGATTTTTGCACGCGTCGAAAGCGGTGAAGCTCTGATGGTGCGCATCGATGGGTATGCTGCCTATCTAGGTTCTTGAACAATCCGAGCCGCAAATGGAGTGCCCATGCGGCAGGAACGGGGCGGCGGTTGACGGTTGCACGTACCAGGTTTCCGCCGCCCCGTGACCACTTCCACAGAAAGACCAGACCATGTCCAACGTCCTGCGCGGAATCTCGATCCGCAGAATCTTCAACCTCGTTTCCCTGGGCGCGATCATCATCGTACTCCTCGGGATGATCGGCCTTCAAGGCTGCATGGCGACTGAGCCGACCTCTCCCACCTCCGCCCAGGTAGACAGCGGCAGAAAGGTTCTCGACTCCATCAACGCCGGCCAGCCGGTGAAACTCCACGGATGGCAGATCTGCGCAGCCGCCCCGGCGCCGGAGCCGACTTGCCCCGCATGCGTCCGCGACTCGTTCGAGTGGGTGGCGGACATGATCATCGGGCGGGACTCGATCGCCTTCGTCTACAACGAGCCGGGCGCCACGTGCGCACCGTTCGGGATCTTCGCCGACACGGCCCACGTGCAGCTTGACGCTTTCACGCGGAATTCCTCGGTCGACTCCGTGTGGTTCCAGATGGACGGCGTGGACTCGGTGCGCTACTGGATGCCCTGGCGTCAAGTGGTCCTACACCCCGACTCGATGCGCAAGGTGGCCGACTCGGTTGCCCGCGTCAACGCCAAGGGCTTGTCGAAGGGGTGGGCCTGGTGAAGATCTTCCGCAGCATCATCAACGCGGCCCGCGCCTCCCGGGCAAGGGTCAAGACCGAAGAGCGCCACCCAGGGAAGCACGTCCGCCGGATCATCCGCGGGAAGCTGATCGGGTGGGAGTGGCAAGTCTGGAGCTGGGGAGGGTCGCTGCTCGCGAGTGGCCGCTCTCACTCCCTGCCCATCGCGCAAGCGGTGTCGGACCACTGGTCCAAGGTCCTCGGGTTTCAGATCGACCACGACGTCATCAAGGAGCGCCAGCCATGGCCTCGATTCCGCAGCTGATTCGCAATGGCGTCTCGATCGCCTGCTCTGGCCTCAAGTCGTGGCTCGACAACCTGAAAGGGTGCCCCCATTGGATCCAGCCTTCGAGCGAACTCAAATGCCACGTGTGCCGCCGCTGCTTCACCACCGACGAGAAGGAAAACCAAGATGGTCGCCCCTGACAAAGTCATCCTAAAGTTCGAACCCCAGCGCCCTGGCTCGAAGATCCTTTGCATCGCCTTGTGCGTGTGGGAGTGCATCGACGCCGAAGCCCGGATCAAGGTGGTCCGCGGTCGGGACGGGAAGCCCATCACCCGGTGGCCGCGGGAGATGATCGACGACAACCAGGTTTTCCAGTTCCGCATGCGTACGGCCAAGAGCACGGAAGTCGTGGACCGGGCGATCATGGCTGAATGCGCGAACGCCGGGATCTACTGATGGAAGCCGGCGAGGCCAAGTTCTTGTCTATCACGGAAGCGGCCGGCCGCCTCGGGTGCTCGCCTCAGGCGGTATGGGACCGCCTTAAGCGCTCCACGCTTCCGTTCCAAGTCGTCAACGGTCGCAAGATGATCCCTGAAAACCAGCTGGTCCAGCGGAAGTCCCTTGGAGGTCGTCCGGTCGGATCGAAGAAGAAGGAGCCCACCGAATGCTCTCCATGACCAATGCCGAGCTCGAAGATCTACTCCTGAAGGCCTACGACATGTCGCGCGCCGGCGAGACGTCGGACGACTGGAGGTACTACGACCGTGCGAGTTCCGAGCGTGTCGAAGGCCAGACGAAGCTCATGGAGCTGTCTCTTGAGGCCGCGCGCCGCGGGATCCTCAAGGACATCCAGAAGCGGAATCCGGAGAAGGCGCTTCCCGCCTACCCCCAAAACAAGTCCCTGCTGGAGCTGCTGGACGCACAACGTGGATGGGTGGCCAAGCGCGGGTTCAAGATCGACCGTGAACTGGTGAAGGCCCTCGAAGAGCTGGTCGCGTTCCGTCGAGTCATGCACCGCCAGGAACTGACCGGCGAGGACAAAGCGCGGGAGCTCGCGACATACCAAACGGAAAGGTTCGATGAAGGACCTGGCTTCTGGCCGCCTACGGCCGACAACGCGTTCCTGGCCGGCCTTGTCCGTGGCTTCCAGCTGCGGGGCGAAGAAAGATGAAAAACCCCTTTGTTTTCAAGGAGATTGAAGTTAAATTAGATATATAACCAGGTGAGAAACCTGGTTCACGTCAAGCCCAGACCGGGGCGCAACTCCAGAGGACAACATGAGCACGGCCACTGGCTGACGGTGGTCGATTGCCACATCTGAGCCTTCCACCACCACCAACCACGAAATCCCAGCCCATGCCTCCCACCAAGAAGCTCGAGCGCACCCAGATTCCGGACGAGTTCCGGGATTCCGACGCCAAGAAAGCCATGGTCGCGCACCTGAACCGCGAGCTGTCGAGCTGCGAGCCCGGCTCCGACGACTACATCTCCACGACCAACAAGATCCGGAAGGCCCAGGCCACACCGGTCAAGCGAAAGAAGAGGAGCGCCTGATGTTTGGCAAAGCCCTTTCCCTCGTCGTGCGCCTTCTCCCTCGAGGCTTGTTCGTTGCTGCGGCTGCGGCTGCCTGGCTCGACAAGCCGCTGCACCTCGTCTACTTCACCCTGCTCTCCGGGCTCGGCTTCGTGATGGAGATCGCCGAGAACACCGCCTCGATCGTCAGGAATACGTCCAGGTCGCCGTTGACCATTTCCATCTCCAAGTCGATTCAAGAAACCACAACCGAAAAGGAATCTACCTGATGTCCACCCAAACCATCGCCGAGAAGGTCCGCCAGATCTTCGCCGACCACACCTGGACGCCAACCAGCCAGCGCCGGACCATCAACGACGTGCAGCCCGAGCATCTGATCGGCGGATGGAACGAACCTGGTTTCGGCCCCGATCTTAACGACGATAGCCTCGACCGCGTCGAGATCGTCATGGGCATTGAGGACGAGTTCGACCTCGATATCCCCGACGAGGACGCCACCGAATGGAAGACCGTCGGCGACGCGATCGCCTACGTCGAGAAGAAGAAGGCGGTGGCCTGATGTACGTCAACCTTTCCCGGCCTGGATTCTCCGGTCGCCAGGACATGCCCGACGACGGCGACGAGTGGATCGGCTACGACAGGATGGTGGAGATCGTCCGGGAGCACAACGACATCGAAGCCCAACGAGAGCAGGAGCCGATTTGGTTCTTGGACGTCGCCGACGAGCTGCGCCGTGCCCGGGCAAAGTTCCCGGGAACCGACCTGTTGACCACTGCCTTCGCCGAAGAGGCCGGCGAGCTGGTCAAGGCCATCCTCGACAACTACAACGGCAAGCAGTCCGACCTCTACACCGAGGCGATCCAGACGATCGCCATGGTGGTGCGGCTCCTTGAGGAGGGCGACCCGGTCCACCGGCTGAAGCCGATCCTTGAACAGACGGTCATGGTCAACGCCGCCCAGTGCGGAAAGACCTTCATGGCGATTGACCAGTTTGAAGTCCAACTGGAGCGCCTCTATCCCGGAAAGATCGACCATGCTTCGTTCGATCGCTTCCGGAGAGATGCCGAGCGGATCGGCCAATTCGAGATTGTCGTGTCCAAGGAGCAAGCGAAATGGATCTTCCATGATGGCGCGGGGAACGAAGTTGAGGCCCCTACGGAAATGCCGGAAATCGTGGAGGTAGTGCACGGCAACATTCCCGAATCCGAGACGAACCAGTGGGTTCTCCACGAGTCGGGCGCGGCCTTCTACATCGAACCAGGTGAGCCCGGCCCGGAAGGCATGTCGTGGACGTTCGCCTGTGCTGCCCAGATCCTGAAGACGAAGCATCCACCGGCAACGCATCCCATCCCGTCCGCTGGCCCCGTCCCCGACTACACGGGAGAGGGGAGCGCCTGGGTGCCGCCGACCAAGCCGAAGCGCATGGCCGATCCTGCCTCCTTCGGCTTTGGGACGTACATGGATCCACTTGTTGCGGAAGCTGTCCGCGCCTCCGACTGCAGCCTCGCCAAACCTCGGACGCCGACATGGCCGCTCCCCGGTTCCTCCCTGTCCCTGGCCGCCAAGGTCCAGGAGATCCAGGCGGGTTCCGTCTCATCTGTGGACCGATTCGCCTCCTGCTCCAAGAACGAGCCATGCACGCCTGCTGGGTGCGAAGCCGGGCAAGGCAACTGGCCGCGCTGTCCGACCGAAGCGGGTGCCGTCAAGGCTCCCCCGACCGACTTCCCCGACCAGGCCTACACCTCGATCGAGACGGCGAAGCTCCGGGAGCTGGAGGCCTCGTGCCAGATCTTCTATGAAAGCCAACAGCGTGCCCTTGCGGAGCGGAACAAGTGGCAGGAAACGGCTGAGAAGGCCGCGAACTTCCTGGAGGAATACGCATCAAGAGTTCCCGGGATCTCAGCGGTGATCGAAGCTCTTCGAAGCCCCACCACCAACGAAACGAGCAAATCGTGATTGCCTTCGCCATTTCCTACCTGATCGTGCGCGCCATGGACATTGGCGACAGGAACGCCCCCAGATGACCACCCGCTGCCACACCTTCACGGGGACGTTCGATCCATTCAACCCTCAACCCGAGGACGTCCGGATCGAGGACATCGCGCACCACCTAGCGATGATCTGCAGGTACGGTGGCGCCACCCCGGTGTTCTATTCGGTGGCCGAGCATGCGGTGCACGTCTCCCGGCTCGTCGAGCGAGTGAGCGGGGACGCGCGCCTGGCGCTTCTGGCCCTGCACCACGACAGCGCCGAGGCCTACATCCACGACATCCGCCGGCCGATCAAACAGCAGCTGATGGTTGACATGGGAAGCTTGGAGATCTTCGAGACGTTCGAGGACTCGGTCCTGGAAGTGATCCACGAGGCGCTTTCCCTTCCGAAGATCGACAAGCTCGACCAGGATCTGATTCGGGACGCCGACGACGCCCTTTTGCGCATGGAGCTGCGCGGCCTGTTCGGAAAGCATTTCGCGCCTTCCTGCCTTGAGCAGACCTTCCCGGAGCGCGACCGCCTAACGATCGAGAAAGGCGACTGCCTCGGATGGGCAAAGGCGGAGGCGCTCTTCCTCGAATCCCATCGCCGCCTCAAGCGGATCATTCAGAAGGAAAGCAGAGCATGACCCCCAACCAAAAACACACCATCAAGATGCTGGAAGCGATCACTTCGAATCTTTCGGGCAACATCCAGATTGGGCATACCACCGCCGCGCGAATTGGCGTCCAGGGCTACCCAGGCGGCGAGGGCCAGAGGTTCCCGGCTGCGACCCTGGTCGTCCCCACTGCCGCGCAGGCCACGACCATGCGCCGTCTTTACGGGACGCGCACCCTTGGGGTGAACCAACCGGAAAAGCTTCGCACGCACGAAGGCGCCATGGTGTTCGACGCAGCTGCGGTCGATTTTCTGGCGAGAATGGCGCTCACCACGATCCGCGAACTGATAGACGATCTCGAGAAGTGCAGGCCATGAAGCCCCACACCTTCGCCCAGATGGTCAACGAGGTTCGGGATCTGGCCCGCCAGTACGGGCAAGTGGAACAGTTCCGGTGCCGCGCGGCCGACCTCTTGGGCAAGTACATCAACGTCGAGCACGGATCCAAGGGAATGCCGGAATCCGCGGACCGGCCGATCCCTGATGGATGCGTTCGGATCGAAATCGACGTTTCGACCAAGTGCGAATTCACGGCGATCCCCTGGTGGTTCATCGTGGATCCACGCCAAAACATGAGCTGCGACCTCTACACCGCTGCTCGCCAGATCACGGGCCCGTTCTTCTCCCGTGAGGAGGGGGAAGCGTTCCTGCAGCGCGCCAAGCACCATTTCAGCCCGCGGGCTGCCGTCTGGTGCCACACCGGATCCGACGCCAGGCAGTACGCCCAGGCGTTCCAAGCCGCCCTCAAAGCCAACGAAAACGGCCTCATCCCGAAAGGACACGCAACGTGAACCGTCCACAGCTCGAGCAACTGATCCGCGACAGTCTCACCCAAAGCCCAGAGACGCACGCCCACATGCTGGCCGCGCGGATCCGGGAGCTGGAGGCGCAGGTCGCGCACGCCATCCCCGCCGACCGCGTGCTGGGGGAGGGGATGGTGGCGATGGACGGAAAGATGATCGAAAGCGCTGCGTTATTTCTGGAGGAATACGCCTCTCGCATCCCCGGCATATCCGCCGTGATCGCAGCCCTCCGCGCCAACCAGGGAGGGGCTGCAACGTGAGGGACGCCTACACCATGGAAGAAATGACCGAGCGATACCAGGGCGCTCCCGTGATGGTGATTCGGCCCGAGGTCGGGGGGCAGGAGGAGCGCGATTTCGCAGACGTCCCGTTCGAGATCGCGGTGTTTCGAGTCCCCGACGCCAAAGCTGTCGGCCCGATGTGCTCTGGTATCGTTTGCCTCCACAGGTACAGCGAGACCGGGCTTTGGCACTACAACGGGCAGGATCGCCATGTGATCCGCTACTTGATGGACCATCCAGAGACCCTCGTTCGGGCAGGGAGCCGGAGAAAGCGGCGTGCCAACCAGGGAGGGGTCGCGACGTGAAGCGCTCCTCCCTCGACGTAGTCCTTGGCCCGTTCTGCACGGCCGCCAAGCGGACGGGCGCAGTCATCCAAATCGAAACGGAAGATGCCCGACTTTGGAATGCCACGCTTCGCCGATCCTCTCGCGGAAAGATCGCGCACCTCGTCACCGGGAAGACCGCCCAGGGCGCAGCAGACGCCATGGAGCGCGCTCTTGAGTCAGAAGCTGCGGCAAGTTCTTGAAGCGATCGCCCCTCAAACGGAAGACGCCTCTGCGGCCAAAGGCCGCCGACAAACCGAAGCGAAAGCCATGGATCCCACCCAAGAAGAAGGTCGACCTTTCCCGCATGGACTGCTGTCCAGAGGCCGCAGCGCGCGCCGAGGCGCTTTTGCGGCTTACGTGCGCCTGCGGGTGCGGCCAGTTTGGGCGCCCGCGCAAGGAGGACGACCCGCCGCACCCGGACGACATGTGCATCCACCACCTTCGCAAGGGCGTTGGGATGGGGATGCGGTCGGTCTGGTGGCGGACCGTCCAACTGCTCAGAAAGCACCACGACGGCCGCTGGAGCTGGTCCACCCATGGAGCGAATCGGCACAAGTTCCATGCGGCCTGCGGGACCGAGGAGGAAATGCTCGAGCGCACAAACTCCAGGCTTCCTGCGGAATTGTGTCGGCCGGCGCCTGGCCAGGTGTAGATTCAAGGCATGGTCGACTTCAAAATGGAATCCGCGCGGCTCCAGGAGCGCATGGGGATGAACCAGAAGCAGGTGGCAAAGGTTGCTGCTGTTTCGGTGACCCAAGCGGCCTACTACATCCAGAAGGCCCTTCAGGCCAAGATGCGGGAAGTCTTCGACAGGCCGACCCCTTTCGTCCTGAACTCCGTTTTTGTTCGCCAGGCAAAGATCCAAGGGGAGACGATTGTTCCCGCGGAAGTTGGGATCAAAGGCTCGTCGGGTGGCAAAGTCTCCCCCGCCCACTCCCTGTTTGCGGAGGTGGCCGGCGGGCAACGAAGGAACAAGGCGTCGGAATCGCTGTTCCACCAAATCGCGCCCGACGGCCGCCCCCAATGGGCTGCAGGAGCGGGAGCGGAACTGGATTCCCATGGGAACATCAAAGGCGGGGCGATCAAGCAGATCTTGTCCGCCATGCAAGCCAACAGGGACCAGGGTGTCACATCGAACTCCAGAGTCCGGGGTGTTTCTGGCTTGTCAAGGAAGCAAGCCGACGAGATCCTGAAGGCTCGACGGGAAGACGAGTACGCCCGATTCAAGCAGTTCAAGGACGCATCCCAAGAGGTCAGGGAAACGATTCGCTTCCAGGCCAAATCCCGTTTGAGCGACTTCGCGCGCCGGCTGAAGAACGATGAATCCAGGTACAAAGAAGCCAAGCCCAAGGTCAAGACCTGGCTGTTGGCGCCGGGCAAGGGAAGCAAAAGGCGGTCCGTGATCTACGCCTTCGACTGGGTGCAGCAGTTCAGCGCCAAGCTGAAGCGCATGGTCTACAAGAAGGGCAACCTGAGGCCGATCATCGTTTTCACCAAAACCCAGTCGTATTCCGTGAGGTTGCCATTCGCAGAGATCGCCCGTCAGGTCGTGAGCAAGGACATGCGCAAGATCTGGGACGACACCGCCATGCGGCTGTTCGTGAAGTGGAACTCGAAATAGTCGAGACAAATTGGAATTGCAGGAGCGTTCCCTTTTTCCTTATGTTTTGGGAACGATGCCGCAGAGAAAAGGCGAAGCCCACCACAAAGCGAAGTTGACCGACAAGAAGGTGCGGGAGATCCGGGAGGCGGAAGGTTCGCTAGCCCAGATCGCCCGCGCTTTCGGCGTTGGTAAGACCGCGGTGTGGAAGGTGCGCAACGGCCGTACATGGCGGCACGTGGAGGACACCAATGCAGGTTGACCAGAGACGATGCCCGAAGGAAAGTGGGCTTTCGACAAAGGCGTCACGGACGTGTTTGACGACATGCTTTCCAGGTCCATTCCCCAATACGAGGTCATGCGAAAGGCGTGCTTCGATATCGCATCCGCCTACGTGAAGCCGAAGACGGACGTCGTGGACCTTGGCTGCAGCAGAGGCGAGGCCATGGCGATGTTGATCGATCGATTCGGTGCGCACAACAGGTTTGTGGGCATCGAGGTGTCTGAACCCATGCTTGAGGCTGCCAGGGAGCGATTCGAGGGCTTGATCCGGTGCAACGTGGTCAACGTCCAGCAGATGGATCTGAGGCGGGAATACCCCGCTGTACGGGCGAGCGTGACCCTGTGCGTGCTCACGCTGCAGTTCACCCCCATCGAGTACCGGAACCAGATCCTGAGACGGATCTTCGAGCACACCCAGCCCGGCGGCGCGTTGATCCTGGTCGAGAAGGTGTTGGGCAAAGAGGCCGAGACCGACGGCCTGCTCACGCACACCTACCTGCAGATGAAGGCGGAGAACGGATACACGCAAGAGCAGATCGATCGAAAGCGCCTGAGCCTAGAAGGCGTGCTCGTGCCGGTTACTGCCAAGTGGAACGAGGACATGCTGGAGTCGGCGGGCTTCTCGAAGGTCGAATGCTTCTGGCGGTGGATGAACTTCGCCGGATGGCTGGCGGTGCGCTGATGGCGCGAAGGTCGTCCCTGATTGGAGCCGCCACGGGCGTCGCCCCTGATGGCTCCCGGGTCCTTTGGCGCTCGTGCGGTTTGAGGGTACTTCGAAC